GACCGTACTTGAAGAAGGAGAGGTCGTTGAGAATAATAACCAATAATCAAACCCCAACCCCATGAAAACCACACCAATCGATTTCCGACGCTGGCAACTGCATATCCGCAAGGAGTGCGTCAACTGCAACCGCCCCGACAAAAGCGAAACCATCAAGGCTTGGTCCGTCAACTGGACCCTGCTCGGTCGCATCCTTCAAGCCAAAAATGCCTGACGATGGAATGGATTAAATGCTTAGACAGGATGCCGACACCTTACGAGCCAGTCCTGATTTTCACGACCGACATGAATCAAGCCTACGCATGGCTGGGCGACGGCCGTTGGTATTACGAACACCAAACTTGGTTCCTAATCGAAGTAAGCCATTGGATGCCTCTACCCCCTAACCCGTTTTAACATGGACCTAATCTCACGCACCATCCTCGGATATACGGCAGAGGTTGTTGGAGTCAGCCCGGACGACATCTTGAGCGAAGTCAAGACCCAAGAACTGGTCCTTGCTCGAAGCATCTTCGCAGACATCGCTTACTCGGAGTACCTGTACACCTACTGCCAAATCGGGCGAATCATCAAGAGGAACCACGCAACGGTCATGCACAACCTCGAAATCCTTGCCAAAAACATGAGAGCAAGGCCGGACATTAAATTCCTGCGTACACAAGTTCTCAACAGGACACGGGATTTTTTGCAACATTAACAAGAACCCCCTCCATCTTTGCGTGAGTGAACGCAGAGAGCATAGTCCTTGACCTTTATCGCAGCGGAGAAATCCGCAAGGCTTGCCTCACCATTACGGGGGGCAATCCGCTTTGGAAGGACCTCGAACAAGAGGTCGTCCTAATTTTACTGGAAAAGGACCCCGACAAGATCACCAAGATGCAGGTGCAAGGCTACCTGCGTTTTTACATCGTTCGTTTGATAATGAACCTGTACCGGGGCAACAATAATCAGTTCGCCAAGAAGTACCGTCATCACGACGAGAGGGTCGAAGTGGATCCCGAAACCCAAGAACTAAGCAAGGACTACGATTCCCTGCTCGACGACCTTTGGGCCATCGCCCAGCAAGAGATGGACTCTTGGGCCAAGGACGGAGCGTTCCCCTACGACAAAGAACTGCTGAACCTGCTGATGCAGACAGGGAATATGAAGGCGATGTCCCGGGAAACAGGCATCCCGTACCGTAGCATCATCTACTCCATCGAACAGGCCAAGGCCAAAATCAAAACCGCAATCGAGTCCAATGGATATACTGGTCTATCCCATCCTGATTAGTGCGCTTGCGACCCTTGCGGTCGTGGAGTTCCGGGTCCTGCCTTCGTGGTTCTACGCTTTGCCCTTTGCGAAGCGGAAGCCGTTTTCGTGCATGACCTGCTTTGGGTTTTGGATGGGGGTGTTGCTGACCCTGCCGACCTGCCAATGGTACTTGGCCCCAATCCTTGGCCTTGCCTCATCTGCCACCGCAATAATCATTCGAGAATGGACCTTCAAATGACCAACGACCAGTTCGTAATTGCCCAGAAGCACCGCAAGTATTGGGACCAATATGTGGCATCGCTAACGATGCGACTGCCACCCGATGCGGTTGGTGAACTGCAAGCCATCCTGACCGCTCACGGACGACCCCCTACGAATTGGTGGTGTGCTGACTGCGTAAAATCGGCTCTTCAATACATTTACCTTCAAGCGGACTTGTTCCTCGAAGCCAACCAAAACACCTTTACAATCCCCCTAAGCAATGCCCCTGCCAATCCCGAACAATAACGAGTCAAGAGAAGGCTTCATCGGTCGTTGCATGAGCAATAACCAAACCAATGCAGAGTTCCCCGATACGGCTCAACGGCTTGCTGTTTGCGGCTCAACGTGGGAGAATCACAAGAGGCAGCAATTCGAGTCTTATTCGGACTACGGCCAAGAGATTCGGGCAAATGCCAAGCGAGGGATTGAACTCAACGAGCGGAACGGGAATAAGTGTGCCACGCAGACAGGCAAGGTCAGGGCGCAGCAGTTAGCCAGCGGCGAACCCATCTCGGTTGAAACCATCAAGCGGATGCACTCCTACCTGTCCCGGGCAGAAACCTACTACGACAACGCAGACGATACCTCCGACTGCGGTTACATCTCATATCTCCTGTGGGGTGGCAAGTCGGCTCTCTCATGGTCAAGAAATAAACTCCGAGAACTTGGGGAACTTGAAGGCGAAGGATGACGAAGCCCAAGTGCAGGCTCGGATGGATTCGCTGATGATGGTCATAACGACCCTCTGCGATTGCATCGGAGCGGTGGACGATTCTAACTCACCGAATGCGTTTGCGGTTAAGATGAAGATAGTGGACAAGATTGACGAACTCATAGACAAAATCGAATACTGATGGGAACCAGCAAGGGCAACGGCAAGTACATTGAAACCCCCGAAAAGATGTGGGAGTACTTTGAAGCATACCGGGCAGGGGTCAAGAACAACCCAAGGCTCAAGACGGTATTCCCCGGCAAAGATGCTATTCCCCAGTACGAACCCTTGGAGCGTCCGTTGACCTTGGAAGGCTTTGAGAACTGGTGTGCGGATGCAGATATAATTGAGGACCTTGGGGCCTATTTTACAAACAGGGACAAGCGATATAGCGACTATGTAGCCATCTGCTCGCGTATAAGGCGAACCATCCGTCAAGACCAAATTGAGGGTGGCATGGTTGGTCAGTACAACCCATCCATCACTCAACGCCTCAACAACCTTGTGGAGCGTCAAGAGAACACGGTCCACATCGAGCAGCCCCTATTCCCTGACAATGGCTGATTCTATCGTTGAGGGCGTTATTGACCAATTCAGGACAAGAGCCGAGCAGGGCAAAGCGAAGTACGGGACGACCATGGACCGCAACGACCTGACCCCGATGGAGTGGATTCAGCATTTACAGGAGGAACTGATGGATGCGGTGGTGTACCTGCAAAAGATAAAGAACCTTGAAAGAGCAGGAGAAGTTCATCCGAACCACGGCCGTAAATAAGGTCCGTGAGTTAAAGCGGTTCGTCAAAGGGGTACAAGGCGGCTCGTCCGCATCCAAGACGTACTCCATCCTTGCCGTTGAAATTGACTATTGCACGAAGAATCCCTACACGGAAACGAGCGTCGTAGCCGAATCCATCCCACACCTCAAGCGTGGGGCCATGAGGGACTTCATGAAGATTATGACCGTTACTGGGCGGTTCAACGCTGCCCGATGGAACGCCACCGACTTTCGGTACAAGTTCGCCAACGGCTCATACATCGAGTTCTTTTCGGCTGACGACGATTCCAAGTTAAGGGGTGCAAGAAGGGACAGGCTCTACATGAACGAGGCCAACAACCTATCCTTCCACGCTTACACGGAACTGGCAGCACGGACCAAGCAGTCGGTTATCCTTGACTGGAACCCGGTCAACGAGTTTTGGTTTCACTCCGAACTGATGCAAGACGAGGACGTGGACTTCCTTATCCTAACCTACAAGGACAACGAAGCCTGCCCCAAGAGTGCAAGGGACTTCATCGAGAAAGCACGGGTCAAGGCTGAAACTTCGGAGTATTGGGCTAACTGGTACAAGGTCTATGGCCTTGGTCAGGTCGGGACGCTTCAGGGTGCGATATACGAGGACTTCGAGGTCGTGGAGGGTATAGATGTCAGCCGAGCGAAATTCGTCGCCTTAGGGCTTGACTGGGGCTTTAGCAACGACCCTACGGCACTCGTAGCAATCTACCGCCAAGGGGACTGCCTACTCATCCAAGAACTGCTCTACTCCACGGGCCTGACCAACCAAGACATCGCAGACAAGTTGCGGACGCTGGGCATCACAAGGGCTTGGGAGATCGTTGCCGATTCAGCCGAACCCAAGAGCATCGAGGAAATCTACCGCCTTGGCTTCAACATCAAGCCTGCTGAAAAGGGTCCTGACTCGGTTCGGAACGGGATAGACATCCTGAAACGCTTTAAATTGCAGGTTACCAAGGACTCGACCAACCTCATCAAGGAATTAAGATCCTACACTTGGGCGACCGACAAGGAAGGCAAGAACACGGGGGTCCCGATTGACTCGTTCAACCACGCATGCGATGCGATGCGGTATGTGGCCCTTAACAAGTTACGGGTCAGTAACTCAGGGAAGTATGTTGTGGTTTAACTTTGAGGCATGATCCCCGAACGCATCATTGACCTGCTCATCGAAATCGGGAAGACGCTTGCAGCCGTTTTCTTCATCATCACCCTTCTAACCCTCCTTTGGACCTTATGAAAGTCATCCACTACTACCACGTTTATTGCGGGGGCAACTGGCAGTTAATCCTCAACCAGCACATGATGGCCGTCTGCAATTACGGCCTCATCAATGTCTTGGATGAAATCCGTGTAGGCATCGTCGGTCCACCCGAACAACGCAAGGCGGTCAAGGAGGTGCTGGAAGGTTCGATGGTGGCCGATAAGGTCAAGGTCGTAGTAACCCGGACCAATGCTTGGGAGCAGGCGACGCTGACCGAGATGTACCGGGCCTCGCAAGAAGAGGAAGCCGTGTACCTCTACGCCCACACCAAGGGGGCTGCGAATCCATCCTTGACCACCCAACTATGGGGCAGGTCCATGCTGTTCTTTAACGTGGTGGCTTGGGAGCGGTCCATGCAGATGCTCGAAGGTGTGGATGCCGTAGGATGTCATTGGATTACCAAGGAGCAATTCCCTCACATGGCTGATCAAAACAACCCCGAAGGCTATCCGTACTTTGGGGGCAACTTTTGGTGGGCGAAGTCGAGCCACATCAAGGAACTCGGTGAGCCGAAACGGGAGCAACGCTATCAAGCCG